ATTTGAAAGTGAAGAAGAAAAAAGAAAGTTTGAAACTTCTACCTTTATAGAAAACGTGTGGTGTTTTGGTCCTAAAGATTTTGATTTATTTAAACATAGTCGTAAAGCAACATTAGAGAACTTTTTTGGGTAACTAAATATGACTATGCCTTTAATATCAAAAGAAGAATATACTAATTTAAAAGAGTATTATGATTATCAACGTAAGATACAATACAATAGAGAACGTTGTCAACATATGGCAAAAGATTTTGAAGGCCGTATTATAATGGGTGAATATGGTGCGTTAAATGAAGATGAAATATTTAATATAATGTGGAATAAAGTAAAGCCAAGTGACTATGATGACCCACCTAAAAGTTGGATACCAAAAGATGATAACTTACGTTTTGAGTGGGAACCTGATCCTAATTTACCACCACAAATACCTAATAAAAAAAGTAAAAAAGTAATTGTGGCAGCCAAAGATAAATGGGACGAGATAATGGAAGAATTGAATGAAACAGATACAAGTAATTGATAATATAGTTGATATAATACAACAAGAAACTATTAAACATAAATTGCTAAATCAAACAGAATGGCAATATGTTGATGATGTTTCTTATAAAGGCAATCAACATCAAAGAAGACCAGGCTTTAAACATATCTTTGATAAAGATAATTTAGATATTAGTTTATTACAATTTATCAACAATACTCAAAATCAAATAAATCATTTAAAACAAAATAATACAATTTTAGAAGTCAGATCATTTTTACAATTACCATTAAATAAAGACTTTACAGGTAGTGGCGTAGATACGCCTCATTTAGATAGATTTGAACCACACTTAGTATTTTTGTATTATGTGTGTGATAGTGATGGAGATACGATAATATATAATTATAAAACTAAAAAAGAAGGTGATGTTCCTTTTTTTGAAGATATTAAAGAACTAAAAAGAATTACACCTAAACAAGGTAGAGTTGTAGTGTTTGACGGTATGTATTGGCACACAGCAGAACAACCTACAAGTGATGTTAGATGTATTATAAATGTCAATGTTAAATGATGATTGCCATATATAAAAACAGAAAATATATGACACATCACTTTCCGCCAACGGAACTTGACAAAATTAAACAATTCCTATATAATGAAGGAATAAAGTGGTATACAATAAGTTATAGTGAAAAGGAGAAACTAGAATATGAGCAACTTTCTAAAGGACATAATTAAAGAAACAGGAAATGAATACGCTACAATCGTAGCAGACGGCGTTGATAGCGCTGATGTAACAAGTTTTATAGACACAGGTTCATATTCATTTAATGCTTTATTATCAGGCAGTATCTACGGTGGTATGCCAGGTAATAAAATTACAGCAATCGCTGGTGAAGCCGCTACAGGTAAAACATTTTTTGCCTTAGGCATATGTAAAAACTTTTTAGATATGAATAAAGAAGCAGGTGTGATATACTTTGAATCAGAAAGTGCTATCTCAAAAGAAATGATTGAAAGTAGAGGTGTTGATTCTACTAGAATGGTTATTGTTCCTGTTGCCACAGTACAAGAATTTAGAAGTCAATCAATTAAAGTAATTGACAAATACTTAGAACAACCAGAGGCAAGTAGAAAACCTTTAATGTTTGTATTAGATAGTTTAGGTATGTTATCGACTACAAAAGAAATGGAAGATACTGCTGCTGGTAAAGAAACAAGAGATATGACTAGATCACAAATAGTCAAATCAACATTTAGAGTTTTAACATTGAAACTAGGTAAGGCAAATATACCAATGATTATGACTAATCATACGTATGATGTTATTGGTTCAATGTTTCCTCAAAAAGAAATGGGTGGCGGTTCAGGTTTGAAATATGCTGCCTCATCTATTGTCTATCTTGGCAAAAGAAAAGAAAAAGACGGCACGGAAGTTGTCGGTAATATTATCCATTGTAAAAATTATAAATCACGTTTAACAAAAGAAAATGCTCAAATTGATGTCAAACTAACATACAAACAAGGACTTGATAAGTATTACGGTCTAATTGAACTTGCTGAAGAAGCAGGTATCTTTAAGAAAGTATCTACAAGATATGAACTACCTGATGGTTCAAAAGTGTTTGGTAAGAATATTAATGACGAGCCAGAAAAATATTTTACAAAGGAAGTATTAGACAAAATTGATGAAGTCGCCAAAAGAAAATTCAGTTACGGATCAGACGAAGAATAAACGCTACGTATTTGCTCAAAGAAAAGGTGATGACTTTAGTTGTGTAAAGTTAACCGAAGGCATATATGAAGGTATTATTTACAAGTACAATCAAGTCAAGTTTGCTCCTACAGAAAATGAACGAGGAGAAATACCTTTGAAGTTTACCTATGATGTTATGGCAAATCCTAACAAAGAGGAGGTTGACAAAGAAGACTTTAGAGTGTATATTGGTGATATACTAGTTGAAATAGTTGAAGAACAATTACAGAATGGAACAATAATATTTGATGACAACAAGTGATAGAATAGAACTTACAATACTTACTAATCTTATATACAATGAAGATTATACCAGAAAAGTTTTACCTTTTCTAAAGGCATTTTATTTTGCTAAAAGAGAAGAAAGAATTTTATTTGGTGAAATAGAAAGTTTTGTAAGTAAGTATAAAAATTTACCAACAAAAGAAACATTATTAATTGAACTCGGTCAAAGAAAAGATATTAATGATGAAGAATTAAAAGGGGTTAAAGATTTACTTAACTCACTTGTATTAGAACAGGTTGACAATCAATGGCTATCAGATACAACAGAAAAATTTTGTAAAGATAGAGCCGTTCATAACGCTGTATTAGAAGGTATTAAAATCTTAGACGGCAAAGATCAAAAGAGAACACCAGAGGCAATTCCACATATATTATCTGAGGCACTTGCCGTTTCCTTTGATAAAAATATAGGGCACGATTATATTGTTGATGCTGAAAACAGATTTGACTGGTATCATACAAAAGAAAAACGATACAAGTTTGACTTAAATTATTTTAACAAGATTACTAAAGGTGGTATACCAAGTAAAACTTTAAATGTGGCACTTGCTGGTACTGGTGTAGGTAAGTCTTTGTTTATGTGTCACGTTGCTTCATCTTATTTACTACAAGGTTTAAATGTATTGTATATCACTTTAGAAATGGCTGAGGAACGAATTGCCGAAAGAATTGACGCTAATCTAATGGATGTAACTATAGATGATTTACACGCTATGCCAAAAGAACTTTATGATAATAAGATGAACAAGTTACAAGGCAAAACTGCTGGTAAATTAATTATCAAAGAATATCCGACCGCTTCTGCTCATAGTGGTCATTTTAGAAGTTTAATCAATGAACTCGCATTAAAGAAAAGTTTTAAACCAGATGTATTGTTTATTGATTATTTAAATATTTGTGCTAGTAGTAGATTTAAAGGTGGTAATATATCATCTTACTTTTACATTAAAGCGATTGCTGAAGAACTTAGAGGTCTTGCGGTTGAACATAATGTACCAATCTTTACTGCTACACAAACAACCAGAACTGGTTTCGTATCAACTGATATTGGTTTAGAAGATACGTCTGAAAGTTTTGGTTTGCCTGCGACTGCCGACTTTATGTTTGCTCTAATGTCTAATGAAGAATTAGAAGCTTTAGGGCAAATGAAAGTTAAACAGTTAAAGAATAGATACAACGATCCAACAATGAATAAATCATTTATTGTCGGTGTTGATAGGGCAAAAATGAGATTATATGATGTGGAAAATTCAGCACAGAATATAGTTGATAGCAACCAAACACCAGAGGAGAAATCTGATCCTTATGATAAGTTTTCAGATTTTAAATTATAATGTCAAAAAAACAAAAAGTAAAATTTCATAGAGGAGATCGTAAACCGAGGAATGACAAAGATTACCCTATTCTTAATTATCGTAAACGTATGATTAAAAAAGGTAAAGAAATCTTTTGGCGTGTTACTGAATATCCTACTAAAAATATCATATCAGAATACTTTTTTGAAGAAGATGCTAAGAAACTGTGTGAATTTCAAAATAAACATCAAGTTTGGCGATATAATGGTGGAATTCCAAAGTTTTTACATTATAAATAGTTGTGTTGATTTATATGGAAAATGTGATTATAGTTATGGATAAAATGAGGGAGAAATGTTTAGTTTTAAAGGATTTAT